GAGATGGCGCACGGCGTTATCGGTTTCCGTACCGGAACGCCAAAGTTGAAAACCTTGAAAGGCTTCACGTGGGCGAGTGCGTTGCAGCTTGTCAAGGAGTTTCTTCCCGGTTACGTGCGCCAGACGGAGGAGATTGCCAAGGACAAGCTGCTTGCGGACCGTGACACCGAAGAGATGGCTCCGCAGATGGCCAAGTGTGGCATACAGGTGGCCCAGGACGAGACATTCTATGTTGAACCGAAAAAGGAGGATGCCGCATGATCCATAACGTAGAGAAGACCCCAAAAGTAGCCCTGTGCCGTGCTTGTCACGGCACGGGTGTCATACAGAGAACGACCGAACTTCCTTCCCGGATTTTCAGAAAAAAGAAAGTGAATATTACCGAGGAGGCTTGTCCCCAGTGTGGCGGCAGCGGCCGGGTGATAGTGAGCGCGAAGATGGAACTGGACATTCAACCATATAATCCAAAGAAGGAGTAAGCGATGGCAAAGCGACGCGGAGTAAGTTATGAGAAACGTGTGGAGGAGATAAACAGGATATACGACCAATATGCCAAACGCGGTGTACCGAACCGCGAGATCTGGCGGCGGTACGTATATCCTGTATATGCCGTTACCGAACGTACATTCTACAATATACTCAACGCGAGCGCGGATGCGAGCAAGAAGATAGCTGACGAGGAGACCCGCCAGCTTTTACTCTTTAATGACGATGACTATGAACAAGGACGTGCAGAAGATAATCGCCCGGATCCTGCAGGATATCCGGGTGGAGATGACAGATGAGTTCGACCGTAATTTTGAGCGTCAGGCTTTTTTCTCCGAGGCATGGCAGCGGCGTAAAAGCCCGACACGTCCCGGAGGTTCTATTTTGATAGATACCGGCCGGCTCAGGCGGAGCGTTTCCAGCCGGACCACGGAGAACAGCATCACGTTTTACACTGACCTTCCGTATGCGGCCATCCACAATGACGGCGGGGAGATAAGGGTGACAAAAAAGATGAAGCGTTACTTTTGGCATAAATACTACGAGGCGACCGGCTCTTTCGGACGCAGGAAGAATGGAGAGAAACGCAAGGACAAACGTACCGTGCAGCTGACCGGCGAGGCGGAGTTCTGGAAGTTCATGGCCTTGAAAAAGGAGGGCAGCATGATCAAGATTCCCCGAAGGCGTTTCTTGGGGGTTTCTCCCGAAGTGGAGAAGGCTGTCCGTGAAATCATAGAGGAGAATATAACGGAATATTTCAATGTTGAATTTGATATAAGACGGAAATGAGAAAGGAACTTTATAATATGCTCTGCAAGGAGCTGAAGGAGGTGGGCGGAGGCTTGATAAAACACATCGACCTGTGGAACCACAATGTGGAGTTTATCGAGCAGGAGGAGAATTGGGAACGCCCTGCCGTGTTCGTGGAGTTCTGCCCGATACGCTGGAGCGCGATTGTGGACGGGGTGGAATATCGGGCCGAACCGGAAGTGAAACTGCATATCGTGACGGACTGGGCCGGTGCGGCCAACGAGGGCAGCCCGTTCAAGGAAGAGGCGTTGGAGGTGTTTGACCTGCCGGAACTGATACATGAGCGGCTCTCGTGCATGGATGGCGATACTTTCATGGCATTTGACCTTGTGGAGAGCCAGACGAACCACAATCACGAGGAGATCGTGGAAAATATCGAGGTGTATTCGTGCGTGGCCTTCAAACGGCTTTGATAAACGGCCATGTTCGGACAGTAAAGCCTCCGGCGGACAAATTACCGCCGGAGGCTTTCTATTTATAGGGGGCAAAGAAACGCCGTCAGGCAGCCTCTTTTTTGAACAGCATCATGTCCGTGTAGGATGAGCTGTAGTTTATGTGGGCGTTGAACTCCATCCGGGTACATCCCTCGAACGGGTTGCCGATGTTTTTGTTTTTCCCGATCCATTCGCACAGCTCCAGGATGGAGGATTTGTTTGAGGTGAAATAGACGAACGGATGCCCGGATAGCACGTTCAGCACGTCGAGGTAATCCGACATACGCCAACTCATATTGTAAGTACCCACGTCGGTGGAAAGGTACGGTGGGTCCACCAGGAACACCACGCCCGGCGTGTCTTTGTACCGGTTGAACAGCTTCTTGTAATCGCAGGAGACGATTTCCAGCCCCTCCAGATAATCCGTGCACTCCGGATAGTCCGCTTTCCGGATGTTGTTATAAAGGGCTTCCTTCCGTATCTCCGGTACGTTCAGTTTATATTTCATGGAGAACATCAAAGAGGAGGACAGGGTGATGAAGTCCACGTAACCGGTCTCGTGCTCCTCCTGGAGGATACGGCTGAAGATGCGCTCACGCAGTTCTCCGGTTATGGTCTTGTGCCGTGGAACGGAATTCCCTACCATGGCACGCAGGTCGGCGATCAGCCGGTTTGTCCTTGGGATGTTTTCCAACCGCTTGTGGTAATTGTCGAAATCGTTGTATATGACCGTGGCTTCCGGCTTGCATCGTTTGGTGATGTGTGATAACAGGCCGGAACCGCCGAAAAGGTCAACGAATACCGTGCTTTCCGGATATTGTTCCAATACTTTCATAAACTTGCGTGCGAACATGCGCTTTTGGCCCACGAATGGCAGCGGGGCTGACAGATACGTCTTTTTCATACGTTCAATTCGAATTTTACGTTAGGATTTCCGGCAAGCAGTTCTTGTGTGCGTGTGACGTTGTTCTCGTAAATATGCACGTTGCCGAGGTTGATTGTGATGGATTTCAG